GCTAATGCCTGCGCTCAGTGTGTGGCCTGATAGTGGCTTGTAGGCCACTTCTAAGGTCTTGCTGCGCCCATCCCACTTGTAGCGGTTGGCCGGGTTGGTCTGATCGCCCACGTAACCGCTTAGGCTTGCTCTCAGGTCGATGTTTCGGGTGATATTTCCCTCTGCGCCCAAATAGTAGCTGTCATATGAAAGTCGCCGTTGAAAGCTGCCTGTCTCGCTGTCCTGCACCTGGTTGGTTCTTAGCCATCCTGCGCGGGTCTGGATGCCCGTGGGCAGGTGCAGGGCGTTGATGCTTGCGCCGTGTGCTTTGTGGCTTACTGTCGGGCCTACGCTCACATATGGGCCTAAGCTGTCGGCTTGCTTGTCGATCTGGGGGTTGTATGCGCCCACCATTCCATCAATCAGCCATCCTTTTGTGATGATGGATGAATAGACCTGTGCCCCGAATGCGCCTTCTGCGACTTCGTTCAATCCGTGAAACCGACAAAATGCGTCAGGCTCTGCTATCCAGTTTGTATTACCGCACCAGCTAATGCGGTACGGCAATATGCCCACCCGCGCCCCTACATAATCGCCCCGATAGTCAACATCCAAGCGGTTCAAGCGTCCACCATAAATCACGCTACTTTTTAGCTGTGCGCTCAGGGTCAGGCGGTCGATTTCGTGCTTTGCGTCAATCTGTGCCCACGGGTTCAGGGTCTGATATTCCCTTGGTGTCGAATAATCTGGCAAATATCGGGCATACCCGTTCACCTTCCACGCATCAACGCCCGTGCTCAGTGTCACCTGTGCTTGTGCGCTCAGGCTTAGGGCCATCAGGCCGATAAGTTTAAAAGCACGGTTCAAGTTTGTCTCCGCCGGGGAAAAATCCCACGTATCCAATTGCCGGGGGGTTGTTTGCTACGCGGGTCAGCACTTGCTCAGGGGTTCGCACCACTCTAATGCCACGGTCTACCAATGACGTGCCCTCAGCCAATCGCTGCGCCGCCTCTGGGCTTACCCCAATCTGGGCAAATGCGTTTTTTGTGTCTGGATGGTCAGCCGGTAGCATGACTGCGAGTAACCAAGTGTTACCCAATAGAACGGGCTGCCCTGTGTAGGCTTGTTGCAAGTCGTAACGCTCCACCTTTCGGGGGGCTGTGCGGTCGCTTTGCTTACGTGTTGTTTTTTTGACACTACAGACCCACTCGGTCGAATGGGCAGGTGTCCAAAGTGCTGCGGCCAAAAGTGCCGCCGTTAGCTTTTTCATCGTTTGTTTCGCAAGGCTTCGCCGATTGATGTCACTTGCTGGCCGATGGCTCGCACATCACTTCCGATGGACTCCATGCGTTCGGCCAGTTGCTTTTGTGACTTTTGTAGCTCCTTAACGGCTGAATCGGTCTCACGCTGGCGGTCATCAATCACTTTTACTTGCGCGGGTGCGTCCTGAATCCGTGCAATGTTCGCTTCAATGGCATTCAGGCGGGTTGTGCCTTGGTATACCAAATAAGCTATAACCGCCGCCGCGCCCCAAACCATTTTCAGGTCAACGGCGAAGGGTTGTTTATCAATTGTGGGCTGTGTCATGTTAATACCTTGGTTTACAAAATGGACTCGGTGACATTATGCAACGAACCGTCAATATTGTAAGTAAACGTGTGGCGTGTAGTGCCCTCAGCGTCTGTCACATCAATGGTCAAAACATCGCCTTCTGCGTTGTAGGTCATTACCTGATATTCCCCGGTTGAATAATCAATGCGGGTTAAATCGTCGCCTGTGTATGTATATGTCGGGTTTTTGTATCCCTCACCACCGCCACCGCCTGCCTGGGCGTATTCTGTGCCCGTCCATACGTAAATCTCATATGGTGTTTTTGAGGTGTCGAAATAGGTGATCTGTGCTTTGCCCTCAGCCGGGAAATTTTCCACGCCTGCGTAGAATTCCTGCACCGTGCTGATACCGCCACCAGTGCCACCACCGCCGCCACCGCTACCCCTTGGGCCTCTGGGCAGGGTAATCGGGTATTCCTTACCGTCCGCGGTAAGGATTCGCATCGTCTGTTGATCGGGTTGCTCGATCTTCTTGATGCCCACCCCTGCGCTGCCTTGGTCGCCTGTCTCTCCCTTTTCGCCCGGGTCGCCTTTGTCGCCTTTCTTGACGTTTTCAAGCGTGGCCTTAATCTGCGCCCTTGCATCGCCTTTGATGCTGTCCAGCGCCTTGTTAGCCATGTCCGTGAAGCCGTTTACAAAGTCGTTCACCTTGTTTTGGCCGTAGGTTTTCACCTGTTCCAAAATGGTGTTGACCTTGACCACCGTCAGGTTATTCAGGCTGTCGGTCAAGCTGTCCGCTTTTTGCGTCACCTCAGCATTTAAGCTGCTGATTCGTGCGTCCACCTTTTCGCTGGCCGTGGCCTGAAAAGTCGTGATGGCATCGTCTAGCTGTTTGTTGTTGTCGGCTTTCAGGCTGTCGAAAAGCTCCCTCAGCTTCTTCGCAATCCGCGCTGTGACTGTGATTTCATCAAGCATTTCCACCCCCCAATACTTCGTCGATCAGGTCAAGCTGAATCTTGTGGAGTTCATCCTTTCGGGCTTGCTCGGCTCGTTCTGCGTCCGCCCGTGCGCGTAGAAGTTCGGCTTCTGCGTCCTGTACCGGGGTTGGCTGTTGTTCTTGCGCCATGCGTGCGGCCTCGGCCTCGATCAATGCTTGCTTATCTGCCTCGCTCTCAATCTCAGGCATTTCAGGCATCAGGGCCAGTTCCTCAATTTCATAGCCACGGCTGTGCATCATCTTGCGGAGTTCGCTACCGTCAAGCGCACCAATATCAATATAAATCTGGTCGGTCTGCGCTCGCATGTATTCTGTGGCCGTTGTTTCTTTTTCGCTCGGCATCCACAATGGCTCAAACTCGATTTTGTAGTCCTCTGTGTATTGGCCCAGACTGTGCAGAATTAAGCCCACAATCTTGTCAACCACGGGCTTCAAAATCGTTTGCTGCTGCTGGGCAATCTTGCTGTACCAATTTTCTAGGTCGTTGGTGTTGCTGTTGCTCAGGCCACCGGGGGCACGGCCATAAAGCAAAGTCTCAGGCATACCCGTCACGGCGCTCAGGGCCAGTCCTAGCCTGTCCATCAGGTCAGATACACCCGTCAGTGATGTTGCTTTCAGGTCGTAGCTTTCGGCTGCGTCAATAACTACGGTGTTGTTCACCCCTCGGGCCATGTCCACCAGGTCAATCCTCTGGCGCACCATGCTTTCACCGCCGGGCGCTCGCAGGATGTTGGTCAGCTCAGGGATACCGTGGACTGCCTGTTGTGCCCTCTCCAATAGGGCGTTTGCCCACGTATGCGACATATTCAGGCGCACCAACTGGTCGTAGGCGTGTTGGAGTTTTGACGCACCCCATCCATCGTTACGGTCACGCACCCGGCTAGGCACTGGCGCACCGTCAATCACGATTGTTCGGGTTTCATGCACCATATAGGGCATCCCGGTAGCGGGGCTGATCTGATACACCTGCGTTTCACCGTAACGCTTGTCCATTGGGTCGGTGTATTTTTGCTGGCGGCTTACCTCCCAGCGGTCATACACCCTCAAAGCCTCTACGCTTCGCACGCGCTCGGGGTTAAGCGGGTCGGTCAGTTCACCGCCATCGTCTGCCAAAATGACGATCATGGCCCCGCCGTAAAGGTTCGCCCATCGCAGGGCATCCGCTAGTCGTGTCTCAATTTTGAGTTCTTCCAGCACTGCCTCTAGCTTGTCATCGTCAGCGGTCAGGTTTTCCACCTCAAAACCCGCCCTAACCATTTCTTCGGCAGGGGTGTCGATAATTCGACGGGCGAAACCGTCCGACTCATAAAGGGTGTCAAGCTCTTGGCTGCTGAAAATGCGGCTATATCCCACGCCCGTCATGGCGCTGCGGTCGCGGCTGTTGCCTACCGACAAAAACACATTCTGATATGCCCCATCAGTGTTCACCGCATCTGTGCGAATCTTTGGGGGTCGGCCCCGTGGTTTACCTGTCGGCTTGGTCATTTATTACCCTATTTTTCGCCATTTAATGGGGTAATTTTAGGGCAATTACCGGATTAAAGCAAAGCCGATAGATCGAAGCCTCCAGCGTCATCGTTTGCCATGACAAACGCATCCGCTAAGTTTGGCGATGTAATGCCGCGCTTTTTCATGTCCGCCTTGCTTTCTACCTTTACCTTGCCGTTCAAGTAATCTTTGTTAGGCTGGCTCAGTTCTGCTTTTAGCTTTTCCAAGTTGTCGATCTTGCTTGATATGCTGATTAGCTTTTCAGGGTCGTATGGCTTGCCGTTCACGGCGTTATAGGTGTTCCGGAATCTATCGGCCAACAACCACCATGCCTGAGCCTTTTTGTTGAAGAACATGTCTTTATTCTTCTTGCCTGGCATGTATTCCTGATCTGGCTTGTCTACCCCTGCCGATGCTGTCCACCCGTGAGTTTGCACCCGCTGAAAGCCTTTTTCACCGCTTTGAAGGGCTTGTTCTTGTAGTTGCCTAAATTGCCCCTTGGCCCCGGCTCCTACCCCAATATCGTCATATCTCAGGGTTTCGATTCTCAGTTCTAAGCACCTTGCATGTGCGTGGCTTGCCGCTGCGTTCGGGTCTTTGTCGTTCCATTCCTCTGTGCCTAGCGTCACAATGCCGCGCTTCCAGACAAGGGCGTTCTTGTCCGGGCCATCGTCTGCCACGTCAAAACCGCCTTGCATTGGGCCTGTTGCCTCTATGCCTAGCGTTATGTGCGCGTCCACGGCTGCGCTCACCCATGACGATTTGATAACCGCCATGCTGTCACTCGCTACCGGCTCACCAAGGTATATATGCCGGTATGCGTCAAAGTCCGTCTGTTTCATCAACTCCATGTCATCCCGCAATTCTTGTGGGAATAACGGGTTATCCGTGTGGTTGATTTTCTTGACGATGCAAAACCGCCGCCCGTCCTTGTAATCCGGGTACATCCTCTGGCTCACAAACCGCTTATACGTCTCGTCCAGAATGCTTTTCGGGTTAAATGTCGCCCATATCTCGCTGCCTTCTTTGCGGATTGTCGGGATAAGCGCATCCCATGATTCTTTCGATACGGGGTCCGCTTCTTCTAACCACGCACAGTCAAAGTCTGAAAAGCCCTTTAGTTTTTGGCTGTCCAGGCGCTTTTGGTTTGCCTTAATGCCGCTGAATTTAATCACGCCACCGCTTGCAGGGCATTCGATCTGAGTTTTCAGGATGTTGAAATATTGGGCAATCCCACGGCGTTGTATATCCGCCACAAATTCCTGATAAACAGAATCCTCAATGGTCTCCATGATTTCCCGAAAACAAACTACCCGCCATCCTTGAATGACGTTGTTTGTCAGGATTGTCACCACCGTGCGCGTTTTACCGCTGCCCCTTCCGCCGTAGGCGATCTTGAATCGGGCAGGTTGCAGGTATTCCTCATAGGCCGGGAATATCGGGGTTTCTAGCTCATTCATGCGTGATCTTATAGACAGGCACAGGCAAGGTCATTTGTGCCCCCTGCTCGGCTGTATCCATGCCCTTTGAGGCTTTCAGTAGCTCTAGGGGCTGCCACGCTGCCTTGTTTGCGGTTTCGATCAGGCCATGAACCAATCGGACTGTATCCGGGTCTGGGGCGTTCTCGTCTATCTTGCTTGATTGCAAGTTTGCGATATAGGCCATTTTGTGGCCTGTCTTGGCATTTAATTCACTCATAAGGCCAAGCGTTTGTTTTGTCCGTATTGCAGTCTCAGCCATTGTGTCAATGTGCGGCTGCAATGATGGCGGCAATTCAGCGATTGCCATTTTTGCCTCTACCAGCTTGGTCACGGCCTCGTTTACCATGCCGCGCTTTTTTGGGTTCACCCTCGCTCTAATCGTGCCCTCGCTTATGCCGTATTCCTTTGCAAGCGCATACGCCGTGGCCTCGCCTTTGAATAGGCGGGTTTCAATGTCTACCCATTGGTCAGCGGTCAGTTTTTTAGCCATGATTCGATTATAGGAAAGTATCGCAAAAACTCGCAAAAAGTTTTTTGCGATACCTCAGTCTATCAATGGAATAGCTTGTTCAGATCCACCCCATACACCTCAAGCCAAGCCTGCGCTGGGTATGTTCGCACCTCGCCATATAGCGGGTCTGTCGCATAGCCTGGCTCAAGCTCATGGGCTTTGCAGTAGTCTCGCAGCGGCTTAAATTGGAAAGCCTCGCCCGTGGCCTTGTTCACCGCCCGGATTGTGGCTGTGCTTTTTGCCTCTCCCAGCTTTGTCAGGGCTTTGTCACGCTCTCGCACGGCTACCGATGCTGTCGCCATGCTTGTAGCTTCGCGCCGTGAGCCGATTTCTGCTTTGGTTGCCACGGCTACACCCAGCGCCAGCACTGCTGCCTCTTTTTGCTTTTCAGTCTCGATCAGGCGCTCAAGGGCTTGAATGTAGGTAGTTGGCAGGGCAGGGGCTTGCTTTTGCTCCAATTCAGTCATTCGGTCAAATACCTTGGCTTGCAGGTCATAGCTGTATGACATAGCCATCAGGCAGGCTTCACGCTTTGGGAATTTGTAGCATGGCTTTTCACGATTCATGCTATCAAAATAGATGGAGGAAAAATTTCCCG